GAATCGTAACAGAAATGGAGGAGTTTGTCAATGGAAACAGTCGATTATGAAACCATTTTTGACCCAATGAACCCATATGACGATGTGCAGGACGATATTCGGGCCGAGCAGTGCTTGCAGGAAATCCGGCGCATCAATGACGAATCGCAACGGTTGCTGAATGTCTGCAAGGCGCAGATTGATTTTTACACCGCACGCGCCAAGCAGATCGAAGAAGAACGCGACAGGAAGAAAGCAGATATTAACGGCAAACTGTCCATCTATTTTCAGACTGTGCCACACAGAAGCACCAAGACGCAGGAAACATACAAGCTTGCATCCGGCGTGCTGAAGCTGAAAAAGCCGGGGCCTGAATACAAACACAATGATTCCATGCTTGCAGAAGCATTCCCGGAGTTTGTTGAAAGCAAGCCCGTGTTCCGTTGGGGCGAGTTCAAGAAGACACTGGACGTTGTTCACGAGGGATATGACACGCTGATTGTCCACAAGGACACCGGGGAAACCGTACCTGCCGGACTGGTCGAAATCGTAGAGCGCGAACCTGAATTTGTGGTGGAGGTGTGACATGGGTGTTCCAGTATTGATATTGGGGGAATCCGGGTCGGGAAAATCCGCATCCATGCGCAACTTCAAACCGGGCGAGGTCGGGATCATCAACGTATCCGGAAAGCCGCTGCCGTTTCGGAATCAGCTGAAAACCGTAAATACGGATAGCTATGACGACATCGTGAAAACCATCATTGCCGCAAAGGCAAAGGCGATCGTGATTGATGATGCGCAATACCTGATGGCGAACGAGTTCATGCGCACGGCAAAGGTGACTGGATACCAGAAGTTTACAGACCTTGCGCTGAACTTCTGGAAGTTGATACAGGTCGTGATCAACAATCTTCCGCATGACAAGATCGTGTACTTCATGGCGCACGTCGAGCGCGATGCAAATGGCAACGAGAAGATGAAAACCATCGGCAAGCTGCTGGACGAGAAGATTACCATCGAGGGGCTGTTCACAATCGTCCTGAAAACCGTAGTGCAGGACAGGAACTATCAGTTCGCCACGCAGACGAACGGGCAGGATACGGTGAAAACACCGATGGGCATGTTCAGCGACCTGCTGATTGAAAACGACCTGAAGATGGTGGACGAAACGATTCGAGAATACTACGGGATTTCAGCAATCAATAGGGAGGAAAAGACAAATGAAAATGCCTAACGGATACAGCGAAGTGCAGGCGCGCACCGGTGCGCGGGAGCAGCTGCCTGCGGGTGGGTATGTGTGCCGGATTCGCGGCGCAAGGGAAGAAACGAACAGCGGATACTGGCAGCTTGTGATCGCGTTCGATGTGCACGAAGGAGACAAGGCCGGCATATTCGATCGCCGATACAAGGATGATATGCAGGCCAACAAGGATGCAAAATGGCCTGCCGCTGGCACGCATCGCGTTTTCGTAATGGACTATAACAATAGGGATCAGTGCTCGCCGGAATTCAAGGGACTGATTACATCTGTGGAAGAAAGTAATCCTGGATTCGTGATGCAATGGGGCGATGGATCTGAGCGCAGCCTGGTTGGCAAGCTGATCGGAATCGTGTTCCGCGAAGAGGAATTCATGCTGCAAGACGGCTCCGGGATCGGCGTTACCACGAAGCCCATGTATGCATGCAGCGTGGAGCGTATCCGCGATGGTGTTAAAATCCCAAAGCGCAAGCTGATCTCCGGCACAGGACAGGCCAGGGCAACGCAACAACCACCGGCGCCGCCCGCGCTTACGGATGAAGAATGCCCGTTCTGATCGATTACGCCGCGATCAAAGCGGCTGTGCCGATGGAGCGCGTGCTATTGGCCTACGGCATCCGCGTGGAACGCGGTAAGGCAATATGCCCATTCCACGCGGATAAGCGACCGAGCATGAAGGTATATGCGGACGGATACTACTGCTTTGCGTGCGGCAGCGGCGGAGACGCGATCAAGTTCGTTGCGCGGATGGAAGGTCTGCAAAACCACGAAGCGGCGGCGCGCGTGGCGGAGATTGGCGGCCTTGCCTTGGCAGAATCTGACTACAGGGGGCGCGAGCGGGCGCGCAGGGTAGCGGCAGCACGGCGTGCGGCAGAACGGCGCAAAGGGCAAATGCAGGCAGAATACAGATCGCTGTGCGATGATCGCCACAAGCTGTTGCGCGAAGTGGAGTTCGGCATACCGTTGTCGGAGGAATGGTGCGCGGCGGTGCGCAGGCTTGAAAGGGTTGAGGTGGAGCTGGATGGATTATTTGAATGGATCGCCGCAAGTGACTAACTATTTTTCGGACGAGCCGTACAAAGAGATATATGACTTGCGCGGCGATGCATTCAAGCATCGCGTAGCACTGGAACAGGCTGCGGCAGAAGCTGCGGCGCGCGGGTTCAAGACATTCAAGGCGATGTACAGGGCGTACGAAGCGCGGCAGAAAGGCCAGAGCGCCATATCATATGGTGGGAATACGTCCGAATTCGAGGGGCAGCCAATGGAGCTGGAGACCGGGCAATGGAAGGCAGACGATGCCGCAATAACGCGGAATACGTCTGTGGGCGAGGAAATCGCATGCGTGCACCCGATCATGCCCGTGAAACGGCTGATTAACGTGGATTCCGGCGTTGAAAAACTTGAAATTGCATTCAGGCGCGGTGCTGCGTGGCGGCGGATAA